AGTTTTCATTTGTATAACCAAATAACTCTGAGTAGCCAATGCAACCCCCAATGTTATTATGTTATCGGCAACTGTATAGGCAGATACATATTCTGTAAATGTTCCAGGATAACCATTATTACTAAAGTATAATACAAAGTTGTTTAAACCGTAATCAGTAGTATTAGGGTTATAATTGCCAAATACTAAATCCGTGTTAAACGTAGAAGCAAAAGCGACTTGCCCCGCCCCTGTTGTAAAACTCTGTGAACCAGCGTAGTATTGACTATTTGTTTCGGTTATTAAACCGTTATTTGGTCTAGACATAATCTATTAACTTTTTTGATTTACCTCCTGAGCTTGTGCTTGTTGAGCAGCCACTTGGATTATTTGAGGGTCCTTTATAATTATACCCATATAAAGTAATACGTTAGTTATAACAGTAGTTTGTTCTGTGTCGTCTAGTTCGAATTGTACAGAAGTAGCTGAATTGTATATATATGGACCAGATGTCCAAGTTCCACCGCCTAATTGCTGGTATGCCCATACAACATTTGCAGGCTTTCTAATATAAGAAATAGTTACATCAGAAGGGGTTGTTATAGTTTTTGGGTATACATATATACGAGGCAAAGTTGTAGTAGATCCGTCCTCGTAAGTATAGATAGGATACGTTGTAGTGGGCTTTGTTAAAGGAGACATATTAATATTCAATAGTTCGTTTCTTTGAACTCTTTGAATTTCCATTTCATCCTTGTATATAACAGTGCCAATCCTATGAAGATCGCTAGGAGGCATAAAATAGCCGCCAGCATTATATGTTGAATCCCCAATTGTTTTGAAAATGGAGATATTATTATCTATGTTTTTTTGTCTGTTAGCATATTCGCTATCAACTTGTGGTACACGTAGCTGTTGGTTTAAGTCTTCAAAGTACCTTTCAAATATTTCTAGTTGAACTTGCGTGCCTATCTTATTAAACTCGTCAGGTGTTACATAACCTCTCTGCTCTTTGTTTAGTATCAACAAAACCGTTTTGTAAACTCTATCTACGTTTATTGCCATTTTAATTTTTATTATAATATAGGGGCAAACTTAATTACCCCTTATATTAATATTACGTATTATTTCATTTTTTTCTCTATAGACTTGAACACCTCAACACCTTCGTCGGTCTTGAAATATGCAGCCATAGCAGAGTAAGGATTCTCATCAAAAGGAACTGTCATTAGTTTTTTATCGTTAGTACCCCACATAAATGTTCTTTGGTCCTGTGATAATTTTATAATGCCATCTTCTGAGGCTTTTATTGCAATATTCCTAAGCTGTACGTTCTCATCATTTGCTAAATCCATAAACAATGAAGGATTTCTCTTGGCAAACAATATAAGATCTCTTTTAATCGCCTTAGAGCTCATTGCAGAAACACCAGATCCAAGTTCAACTCTTAATATAGCTTCTCCTTGGTCAACATCCATGTTTATAGCGTAGTTTGTTGCTTCCGCTTCTAACATTAAGTCATCCAAATCATCAGTTGCTTCTGCCACTGCATCAAATTCCGCATATGTCTTATTAGCATCTGGGTGATATAGTGATAACAACTTTTGCAAGTTTTGCTTTTCTTTTGGGACTGTTAATGTTCCATTGTGGAATATGATATGCCCTAATGTTGATTCCCCTTTTTGCTCATCTACAAATGGGGAGTTTTGATTAGTTGCATACCTAATTTCTTTTTGTTCGCCAGTTTTTGTATTAAACCATAATAATGGGAATCTAGCAGTGTGCCTGGCGGCCATCGTATATGTTAAAGGGCTATGGGCTCCTGTTAAATAATACGTTCTATCTTTTATTTCCCAATCCTGTTTTGCTGGGGTTTTTTCTTTCTTTTCAGCAACAATAGTTACTACTTCTTCTTCAAATACTTCTTTTACAGAAGCTGTGCTTGTTTTAGCCATAATATAATAAAATTAAATAAGTAAATAAAAATAAAAATTACCCCCGTCTTTACAACAGGGGTAATAATTATAAAGTTAAATTATGCAGATGCAGTAAACAATACGAAGTTGTTAGCCGCTTGAACTACAAGACATCTTTCAGAAAGGAAGTGTACCTCCATTGCATCAAGATCAGAAGTGTAAGCTCCACCTACAGAACCAGTGATCCAAGATTTCATTCTTCTGTCGTCAGCTTGAGAAGCTCTGTAACGAACATGTAAGAATGGTCTACGGATATTTGTTCCTAAAACTTGATCGTAAACTGTAGAAGTTCCAGCAGGAACTAAAACACCATCAATCCCAGATACAGTAACTCCACCACGTGTAGAAGCGTCGTTTAAGTATTTCCAGTCAGTCTTGTAGAAGTCATAAGAACCTCTTCTGAATCCAGAGAAACCTAAATTTAATGCCATTTCAGAAGAATTCTCGAATAATCCGTAAGCAGTTCCACCATTAGCTCCAGCGGAGATGCTAGCAAGCATATCGTCGAATCTTAAAGATGTGTCTCTGTTTAAGAATAACATGTTCTCTTCAATAGCCCCTTGAGTATCCAAGTTCTTAAGAATTCCATCAAATTCAGCTAAACCAGCGGCCCCAGCACTAAAGTTGTTTAGTACGTTACCTCTTGATTTAACTGCTGCGAATAAACCTTCAGTTCCTTTGATTCCATCAGCTGCAAGTGTAGAAGTACCAGAAACTAGTTCTCCTTCAACAACTGACATTTCCAAGTAGTCCTCAAAACGTAAACGAGTTTCAGATTCAGCTTTTAGATACCATAAGAATCCAGATGTTCCCCCTTCAGTAGCAACTTCAACCCAACCAATTTGAGCAGTATCTGATCCTGAGATAGCATACTTCTCTTTTATAATGATTGGAGAGTTATTGAATTGTGTGAAAGAAGGCGTTACAGATTTGATATCCGCATCTGTAGTTCCTTTTTTGTATTCAGAACCATAAACAAAGATCTTAAGAGCTCCAGCTGTTGCACTTAATGTAGTCATATCAGCAACTGTATAAGGCTTAACTGTAATAGTAGCCAAAGTAGGTGAGGTATTAACACTGTTAGTAACAAAAACCTTAAGTTCAGCTCCTGTTGCTCCGTCCATAACTACTAGAGTCTGGTGCTTAGAGATAACGTTAGCTACAAAGTTTGGTCCCACTGTTGCATTTAATGCAAAAGTTAAAGTTGTGGCAGTTGCCTTAGATACAGTATTGTAAGCAATATGTAATCTGTTCTGCTCTGACCAGATAACCTGATCTGAAGTCATTGGCATTTCTGCTCCTACCATTCTTAAAAAGCCTGATAAAGTTCTGTTTCCATAACGCTCTACTTCAGCCTCATAGATTTCTGGTAAGTATTGTTGTGCGAAATCATTTCCTGATCCGTCTGCAAAGTTTAAATAGTTGCTCTCAAGAGCCTGTTGCTTCTGTGAGGGCTTAATTGACCCGTAAACGGGTGCTACTGCTGCCATAGTTAAATGTTTTAATTGTTAAATTTTTTTGTTTGTATTCTAAGTTTTGAAGAATCAAGACTACTGATTGATTTGACTTTTAATCCATTAACAAAAGCATTACTTTCAGGTGTAGACCTTACTTGATCACTAGGGTTTTTTGAATTACTAACAACTTCTCTTACGGCGTCGGATTTCCCTTGCTCATAAAAGTGAGATGCTATTTTGTCAATGTTTTCAGCAGCATACATAGCTTTGTGATAGCCTTTCGTGTCTATAACATCCCCTTTATCATTTAAGAACTTCTTAATTAGGTTGTTAATGTTCGATTGACTCTCTGCCACTTTTTCAACATTTTGAATGCCATACCTAAATTTCTTCTCACCTACAGAAATATCAAAACCTTTGAAATCATCGGAAAAAAGTTTGCTAGTATCAGCTTTAAACTTCTCGTGTTGTTTGGCGGCTACGCCTTGCTCTTCGTTATATCGGTTGAAAAAGTCAGTAGCTTTGGTTTGCTCTTGAGTAACACCAGGCCTCAACTTGATTTCCTGGTAGTATTCACTCTTTAGATTTTCCAAATAACCTTTGGCTTTTGCAACTTCTTCTTTAAAGGCGAGTTTTCTTTTTCTTATATCTCGCTCTTCGTCGACCTCGTCGTCGTAACTAAAAGAATCTTCCATTAAGAAAGCTATTTCTTCGTTATCTAAATGTGGTCTTGTTTTTTTATAATATTCTTTAAGTAAGGTATTGCTGTCTACATTTGTATAATCAGCATTCAACCTAACATAATCTTCAACAGAACCCCCGGTCTCTTCCATAAAAGAAACTAATTTCTCTATGTTCTCCGGCAGGGGTTTGCCTGTTATTGCTTGTTCTTCTATAACTTGCTCTGCTTCATCAACCAAGTATTGAACTAATTCTTCTTTATCTGTTATCTCTTGGATAACGACTACATCTTCTGGCGTTACAACTTCTTCTGCAGCTGCTGGTTCCTCTTTTGTAATCTCTTGAACTATTTCATTTGGTTGTTCAATTACCACCTTGGTGATTTCTTCTACTTCTTTTTTAGGCGTTAAATCTACCTTGGTAATTTCTTTATTGTTACCTAGTTTCTTCATTGCGGGTTTCTTTTTTTTAATTTTGAAGTCCCCTTCTTGTTGTACTACTTCTGACATGATATAATAATATAAAATTAATTAATAGGTATTATCTAGGCGAAAATTGTTCTAAGTTAAACCCGCCCAGTGAGTCATTACCTTGAGACTCAAAGTTTTTAGGTAATAAATCATTTTTTCTTTGATCTATTAACTCTGATTGTTGAGTACCTTGTATTTTTACTCTTTTATCTTTTCTATTTTCTGTTTCTGTTTCTTTAGCCACTTCCGCATTGGCTCTAATTTGAGCAAGCTGCATTTGGTAGTTAAATTCTTCAGCCATTAGTTCTCTTTTAATTTGAGCCTCAGCCTGCATTCTTTGTATTTCAAATTGTGATTTGGCTTGCTCAATACTAACTTTTTCTGATGTTAATGCTTGTTGCTTCTGAACTTCAAACAGCGCTGCTGATTCTGCTGATTTTGTATTAGCCTCAGCTTGTGCATTTATATTTGCTATTTGAGCCGCCGCAGCCGCTTCTGCTTTTTTCTTTTGTTTAATCTTAAGTAATTGATTGGCTAATTTTAAATTTGAAATTTCTCTAATATCTATAGCGTCTTCTAATCCAATTATACCGGTTTGTAAAGCAATTTGAACGTTTTGCTCTAATTGAGATTTCTCCTCTTCTTCAGGCTCTATTTCTAAAAATATTCCAAAATCGTGAAGACTTAGTTTTCCAACCTCCTCTAATACATTTGTATTAAAAGTGTTTATGCTATTCATTAAAGACATTTTAGTTAAAGGAAAATCTAAAACATCCGTGACCTTCATACTAATGTTCTCGCAAGTTTTAACTGTTAGATAAAACAAAGAATCCTTTATGTGTCGTGTAGCCACATTTGAGGCGTTAGCAGCCATTTTTTGCAATCCTAATAAAGCATCTTTATCTGGGTTACTGCCATCTCTAGCTTCGTTTAATCCAGTTACATCTCTTATCATTTGTAAATAATAATTGTATGTACTTATTAAGGAACCTATTTTTGCTTGACCTGAAGATGTTGCTAATTCTTGAATAGGTATTTTACCTCTATTCATTTCTCCGTCTTGAGTTAATGACCTACCTACAACACTACCGGTTTGGAAATACATATTCAATGCTTCCGCTGGGTTATAATTTGTGCCATTTCCAAGATCAACCTCAGCTAATCCGTCCATATCTAAGAACACTCCATCTGGAACTATTCTAGACATAACTTGTTGCAACTTAAGATGTGTAAGCTGAATCATATCAGCGAAGCCGGTTATCTTACTTACTAGAGATTCTATTCTGCCTTTGTACATTCTAGGAGCCGTAATAGAATAATTCATTGCAACTTTAGTAGTATCAGAAAATGGCCTTGTCATATTTTCAGCCATTTTCCACTCAAGCATGGTATTATTACCTAATACTTTAGCCCCCGTATATAAAACCTCTATAGTCCTAGAAACTTTATCAAAGTTGTCATTTTTGGGTGGATTAAAACTGTCGTCTTTTTGTATAGTTTTTTCTAAACCGTTTTCAGTTTGCTTTATTTTAAATACTTGATTTGCATATGTTTTATATTCAAAAAATAGAACCTGTACAGTATTGTCGTCATAATTACCCCAGCCCGTGGTGTAGTTATTATTGCCGGGCATGTTTTGAATATTTTTTAGCTCGTCATCCGTTATATTAGGGAACTGCTTTTTTAATTCGGGTATTGTAACAGGTTTTGCCTCCCCTACATAATATATGTCTTCAAAATTTGGATCTTCTGTATACGAGTAAACTAAATAAGCAGGATCCACATAATCTAAAACTATCCCATTAGATACATTGAAACTTGTTTTAACGCAGCTTATACCTAATACAGTTAAATCGTATGCAATTCGTTTTTTAATTTCGTCGTATTTGTTTTTATTTAATACGGTTTTAATTACCTCTTCGTTTGCTATTTCAACACTTTGCTTATAGCTTAATTGCATAAACAAATCTAGTTCTTGTTCGTTGTCTGGTAATTTATCCGGCTCTACGGAAGAGTAAAGGTTTTTGCCAAATTCAGCATTTATTTCATCTAAGATAGCTTTGTTATTAATATCTCTTAAAGCATTGTAGGCATAATCTGTTCTTTGTTTAAGGGAGAATGGGTCTGTGGCACGGGCTTTTATTTCAAAACCTTTTTGTGTCATACCGTTTACAACGATGTCTACAAACTTAGATATAACAGGTACAGGCTTCCAATCTAAATTAAGATAAGATAAATCTCCATTTATTGATAATTCATCTTTGTACTTTTGTATTGATTGCTCGCCTCTAGTATATAACCTTAATTGATGGAAGTTATTATAATTAGTTTGGTACCTATTATTAGTTCTCCCCTGATCAAACCATTCTCTTTCAATGGCCCTAGCTACTTGAATACCATACTCTGCGGATGCTTTTTCTACGTCGCTAACTACTTGACTTGGAAAAGAACTATTAGTATTTGTATATACGTTCATTTATATTATAATTTTTGAGGTACTACCATCGTTGTTGTATTTTTTAATGCCCATATTAATAGGTTGTCTTTCTATTCTATTAGCCGGTGCATACCTTTGTTTATTACACGCCATTAATGCTAACCCTGAACTAATGGAAGCATCATGACTAGTTCTATTATTTATATTAAACCTTGCCCAATCTTCTAACGTCCTTTGAAAATACATATCTCCATATCCAGTATCGGATAATCCTACGTATGTTTCAATATAAGATTCAATTGCGGCGGCGTGTGCTTGCTTTATATCTTCGCTGGAGTTTGGTATACCTCCAATT